AACGCCACCGGCTCTCGATGGTCCCAAGAAGCAAGGCAGCAAGCGCCGCACATCTGGCCCTCTTCCAGCTTCAGGACATCAAGAGCCCTGAGGAGCAGATGTTGGGGGTAGCTGTGCTGTTCGCCGCATTCTGCAATCGCATGCAGCTGGACCCCCAAGAGCTTCACACGATGGCCATGAGGGTCATCACGGCTCCTGATGAAGGGGCAGTCGATACGAACAACAACATGCAGGTCCTCAGGGACTTCGCTGCCATCCGCTTGCTGGGTGAGCAGACCACCTTCTACTAGGAGGACAGCATGAGGGACCGCAGCGCAGCAGCCAAGGTGCGAATCGGCAAGGTCTTCATCAAGGAGCCCCATGCCACCCGCATCTATGGCAAGAGCTACATCACCTACGTCATGGAGGGCGGACCCTTCCCTGACAGCAGGGTGCCCAGCGAGGCATACTTCGAGCGAAGCAGACGGCTAGTCGCCTGCTGTGATGGCTTCCCGTTTGTCCTCGGGGATGAATGGGTCCGCAAGGAGGTGCCGCATGCCCACCGAAGACCGTGAAGCCTTCCTCCCACCATCTAAATCATCGTAAGGAGAGAACCACGATGTTCCGTTTCGCACACATGTCCACCCTTCTCGCTGGCCTCCTCATGGGGAGCGCAGCGGCTTCAGCCATCCAGTTGCCCGATGTGGCACTCATCAAGACCCCGATCAATGCTCCCAAGGGGCGTGTCCGCCGCGCCTCTGGCGTCAAGGGCAAGACCACCTATTTCGCCAAGCACAGCTCCACCCGGCAGCAGGCCCGCTATGCGCGGCAGATCGCAGCCGGACAGCTGGACTTCTCGGCAAGCACACGCTAAAGGGTATGGGTCTCCCTCGACAACCATAAAGGAAAGACCTTATGCCCAAGATGCCCAAGAAGAAGCAGCCAGCCCCCTCACCTCGTCTCTCTGATGAGGACATCGCGGCAAGCCAGCTTATAGGCCAGCTCATGCAGGCCACAGCCACCACGTTCTTAGATGCTCTCGGCAAGATGGTCGATGCCTCAGGAAAGCCCCTGAGGATAACTCTGGTGGTCTACCCCGGAGCCAGCTTGTCGGTTCGATGTGAGACAGACGTGGATGTCCCCACATTTGAGGAGGTCGAAGAGACCATGCCTTCAGTCAACAAGAATCCTTCCAAGCACTAACCCACCCAGATACTCAGAGGGAGTACACATCACCATGAAAGCAGCAGCACTAGCGGTCTTCGGCATCATCGCCGTAGCCTTCATCATCATCCTGTTCGGCACCTCGTACACCATCGACGAGGGCGAGCGGGGTATCCTCCTGCGCAACGGCAAGGTCACATCCATCGCGGAAGCGGGACGTGGCTACAAGACCCCCATCATTGATGAGGTGGTCAAGTTGGACCTCAGGACGCAGGCCTTGGAGATCAAGCTTGCGGCCTACTCGAAGGACCAGCAGCCAGCCGAGATGTCCATCACGGTGAACTACCATGTGGTCCCCTCTGAGGTCCGTGGGGTCTATACCACCTACGGCTCGCTGGAAGCCCTGTCTGCTCGCCTCATCGCCCCTCGGGTGCTGGAGGAGACCAAGACAATCTTCGGCGGCTATACCGCTGTGTCGTCCATTCAGGATCGCGGCAAGTTCAACGCTGATGTCCAGAACGCTATCGCCAAGTCGGTCGCTGGGCCGGTCATCGTGGATGGCGTGCAGATCACCAACCTCGACTTCTCGGATGCCTATGAGCAGGCCGTGGAGAGCCGCATGATGGCCGAGGTGGAAGTCGCCAAGCTCCGCCAGAACTCGGAACGCGAGAAGGTCCAGCTCGACATCACCGTCACGCAGGCTCAGGCCAAGGCCGATAGCGTCCGTAAGGCGGCTGATGGTGCAGCCTATGCGACCCAGAAGGCAGCTGAGGCCGAGGCCACGGCGATCAAGCTCACCGGGGATGCCACCGCTGCTGCCATCAAGGCCCGTGGTGATGCCCTCAAGGACAACCCCGGTCTGGTCGCCCTCACGATTGCCGAGAAGTGGTCTGGCGTCCTGCCAAGCACGATGCTGCCGGGTGGCTCCGTGCCCCTGCTGGACCTCAAGCAATGACGGCGGCTGACATCTGGCATCTCTGGTGTGCCTTCGCGGGGGGCTTCCTGCTCCCCTACTGGGGTTTCCATGCGGTCGCCTTCGTGGCGAGGCATATATTGGACTGCGGCTGGGATTTCCGATGATTCCCACAGCCGTCTACATCGCTGTCCTCTTCGGGGGCCTCGGTGCTTGGCTTGTTGCTCAGATGCTTCATGCCATCCCGGAGAAGATCGTCTCACGAGATGGCCGCAAAGTCCTGCGCATAGGCACCGAGTATGAATATGGCGACCCCGGCAACTGGGACTACGCCAAGAGAAGCTGGATGCTCAGGCACTATGGTGTGCCCTTCCAGCGTGAAGGGTCCATGCTTGTGGTTCCCGGCAAGAACTACCACCGGATAGGTATGCCCCGTGACACCTCAGGGGACTACCGAGCATTCGGAGATGGGGCAAGCTTCACGATAGACGTGTTGCTGCCCTGAGAGCGATCCCACCAGCAGGGGGCTTGGCTGCTGGAACAAAGCCACATTGACCGCATTGTGCAAGTCCTCCATCAGGGGAGCGAGATGACGGCCATGTAGTAACATTTGCGAGGCCTCCCTAGCGGCAAAAGCTAGTGGCAGTCTACTCGCTGATAGACCCTGAAAGATGGGATTAGGGCAACCTAGATGGTACGCCCAGCAGTACACCTACCCTCAGGCCCCAGCACGATGAGCTTCGAGCTACCACGATTGGGGAAGACGGTACGATACCGAGACGACCACAGGAATGCTTACGATGCCCTCTTCGGAACGGCACCCTTCCCCTCTAAGGCTACGAACAGGGCAAGAGGTCATCAATAAGCAGTCCCATTCCCCCATCACAAGGAGATACCCAGATGGCTCAGTATAAAGAGGGTCCCATCGGCCCGTTCGTGCATGCCCACGTCAATGAACCGGACAAGGGGAACGACAAGTTCAAGCCCCGTGCCCCCGAGTTCAAGGTGGACCAGAAGGTGTCGCTGTCCGACCCCCTCGCTGCTGCCCTCAAGGAAGCACTGGACCGTGGCGCTGAAGAAGCCATGGAGGCCTACAAGGTCAAGGTCGATTACGACTCCATGAAGGGCAAGGCTCGCAAGGAGATTGACGAGGAGTTCAAACTCTACGTCCCCTACGAGCTGGAAGAGGATGACGATGGCGAGCCTACGGGCAACATCATCTTCAACTTCCGGCAGAACCAGATCATCAAGCTCCGGGACAACAAGGGCACAAAGACCATCGAGATTGGCATCTATGATGCTGAGGGCGAGGAGATGGACAAGCAGGTCCGTCCGGGTGCTGAGGGCCGCGTCATGTACTCCATCCGGCACATCCCCATGCCGGGGCTCAAGAAGGTCGGCGTGCGGCTGGACTTCTCCATGGTGCAGATCACCAAGCTCTCCACCTCGGGCGGCTCTGGCGGTGGCTCCAAGTTCGGCTCTGTGGCCGGTGGCTACGTGGACGATGGCGTCAAGGAAGAGCGCCCTGCTCAGCCTGAAGGCGACAACTCCGAGGCCGACTACTGATGTCCGGCTATAACACCGACACCCAAGCGCAGGCAGCTCGCCTCTCCACGGTGCCCAGTGCGACCGGCCCCACCAAGCTCTTCGACTTGGCAACCGACAACCTCACCGGGGGCAATGCAATTCCCTCGGCTGTTCGGGGTCGCTCCATCCTCAATGACAGCACCGCGCTCCTCACCATCGTGTATGGCGTGGCGGCTGACCTCACGGGTGGCAAGAAGACGGCCATCATCGCAGCCGGTGGCTACTTCCGGGTAGACCACAGCTACGTGGGCCCGATCTACGGCCAGTGGGTGACCGCCAATGGGAACGCCCAGCTCACCGAGGCTTACTGATCGTGGGCCATCACGCTCCCCATGCAGGGGGTGGCATCTCCATGCTGCCCCCGCTGGACCACCAGACATTGCCACAGCCTGAGGCCGAGAAGCCCAAGGCTAAGCGCACTCGTGCCAAGAAGGTAGAGCCAGAAGACAATGGCACAGAGGACAGTACCCGAGTGGGCCAAGAAGCGGAGTAACGGACTGGACCTCAAGGCTGGCTTGAAGCATGGCTTCAGGTCTGGCCTAGAGGAAGAGAACTCTGAGATCATCAAGGCGAATGGCCATGCTGTCCGCTTCGAGCCCTTCAAGATTCCCTACGTGATCCCCCAGTCGCTCCACACCTACACGCTGGACTTCCTGCTGGACAATTGGATCATCGTGGAGACCAAGGGTATCTTCGATGCGCAGGACCGCAACAAGCACCTGCTCCTCAAGGCCCAGCACCCAGAGCTGGACATCCGCTTCGTATTCAGCCGCTCCAAGGCACCGATAGGCCCCGGCGCGAAGAGCACCATGGCGGACTGGTGCAATAAGTTCGGCTTCAAGTTTGCCGACAAGCGTATCCCTGCTGCTTGGTTCAAGGAGTCGGGACCGGAACGTGACCCCCGCGAGGTCATCAAGGAGCTGAAGGCTGATGGCCGACGAGCATCGCGTTAAGTATTACGCCAACACCTCATGGGGACGCAGCGAGATGTTGGTCCATTCGGATCAAGAAGCGCTCGGCTTGCTGCCCATGATGCAGCGGCATGCAGGATGGATAGTCATGTCCATCGAGAAGATAACCAAGGACAACTCGGAGACCATCTATGAGGCCGATACCTCTCCCGGTGGAGATGGGTCTAATCTTCAGGCTGGGAAGCTTGTGGATAGGCGCACACTGGGCTTCCTATAACAAGCGTCTCTGCGTCAACCTCCTCCCCTGTGTGACCCTGTGGTTCATATGGGAAGGCGGGAAGGTGCCCACCTGATGGGTAGCATCCTGCCCACCAAGACGCTGCGCTTCAAGTCCAACACCAAGGACATCATGACCAAGGCATGGAGTTTCATACTCTGGTCCCTCGGTCTCATCTTCATCATCTTGGATACCGCCATGCCCTTCCTTCAGGGTTACATGGGGCTACCGGAGTGGGCCTTCGGGGTCGCATCTGGAGTCTGTGCTGCTGGAGGCCTGCTGGCCCGCGTGCTCATCCAAGACAACCTAGCAGGGTGACACACACATGATCCCAGTTATCGTCCCCGTCTGCCTGACCATCGTGGCCAGCTTCGTGCTGGTCTTCGCAGTCATCGGGTATTTCGAGACGTTACCCCGCAATGATTGACCTCATCAAGAGGCACAGCGGGAAGCTCACAGCGGCCAGTGCTGCCGTGGTGATGTCTACCAGCCTACTCATCATCCCGTGGGAAGGCCTCAGCCTCAAGACCTACAGAGACCCCATCGGCATCCTCACCTACTGCTACGGGGAGACCCGAGATGCCGTAGCCGGACGCACCTACAAGCTTGACCAGTGCAGGACCATACTTGGGGCCCGAGTGGAAGGATTTGAGGACAGCGTCAAGGTCTGCCTTCCCGGATACTCGAAGCTCCCCCTTGAGGTTCAAGCGGCGGTCCTCAGTGTTACGTATAACGTTGACACGAGGACGATGTGTAAGAGCACCATGTTCAGGAAGCTTAGCCAAGGGGACCTCATAGGAGCTTGTGGGGAGCTGTCCAAGTTCAATCGCGCAGGTGGCAAGGTTCTCACCGGACTGGTCAACCGTCGAGCTAGCGAAAAGGCTGTATGCCTTAGGGGTGTCAAGTAATGTGGTCATGGCTCTACGGTAAACTCCAAATCTATGCGGCTATAGCTGGCGCGGTCATCGTAGCACTCCTCTATGCATTCCTCAAGGGGAAGGCAAGGGGCAAGGCAGACATGACCGGCACCCTATCCCGCACAACGCAGAAGCTAGATGAAACGTTCCATCAGATCGACGGCGTCGCTCCTGACTTTGACCTGGCTGTTGGCAACCTGCGCAAGCGGGCCCAACGCAGGAGGTCGGCTAAGTGACTCCGAATCAAGACAAAATCAAGACCATCGTGGCGCTGCGATACATATTGCTGGCGCTATACGTGGCCATAGCCCTCGTGATCCTCAGCGGGTGCAGCACCACGGTAGTCTACAAGGCCCCGCCCCTAGCCGACCCGCCGCTATCCGTGGTGGACGCCTTGGAGCAGGCGGGCCGCAAGGACCCTTCAGCAGCAGCGTGGACTATCGACTTGGACCGCCACTACCAGAAGCTCGACGCAATCAACTCTACGAAAGGCTACTTGCCATGAGAGATGCGCTCGCCAAGGGATTCCTCGTGGCGTCCCTGCTGGTCATCCTCGCCTTCGTGGTTGTAGGCTGCACACCGCGCTATCAACCACCGGGCGAAGGCATCTGGGTAGCCCTGCCCCGTGGTTGACATCACGCTCACCTACAAGCACCGCACCGAGACACGCTACCTGATCGTCCATGACAGCCACACAGAGGTCGCCGCTCGGTCGATGATCGAATGGTTGAAGCTCATGGCCCGAAAGCGTGGTCTCCTCTCCATCGGCTTCCATTACGTCGTCTTCCCGGATGGCGAGTTGGTCGCATGCAGGCCCATGGGGCTCCAAGGCTCCCACTGCGCAGGCTTCGATAGGAACAGCATTGGGGTCTGCCTGATAGGCGGGCTCCGCTACCGATGTGGGGAAGACGGTGAGCAGATAGCACACCACTGCGATACCTTCACGCCCGAGCAGAAAGCCAAGCTCCATGAGCTGTACGCCTACTGCCGGAACCGCTACCCGGACATTGAGATACGCGGCCACACAGAACTCGGCCATCACCAGAAACGCTTGAGGATGCCGGGAGGCTTTGCCTGCCCCGCCCTCGACATGGAGCCCTACAAGAATGGCTAAGATCAAACTGACATCCGCCCAGAAGGTAGTCGCTGATTACCTCGGCTCGGGCAAGACGCTCACCAACGTGGTAGCCCTCGCGGCCCTCGGGGTGGGCTCCCTGTCCAGCCGCATCTCCGAGCTGCGCAAGCTAGGCTTCCTCATCACGGTCCGCCGCGAGGAACAGAACGGCAGGAAGTTTACCAAATATGACTTCAATGCCGAAGCCGCGCAGCCGGAATACGAATAGCATGATCGCGCTGTTCATCCTCACCTCTGTCATCCTCGGCATCCTCAAGGTAGCCGGGGTGCTCGCCATCTCGTGGGGCTTGGTCCTCGTGCCACTCGCCCTCATGGTGGTCTGGATGCTCTTCTGGGTGGCCTTCTTCATGTTGCTTGCGGCCTTCTCCTAGATGGGCACTCGGCGGAAGGCCAAGGCCACCGCTGATGACTACGTAGAGGGGGTCATAGCGGCCAACCCCAATGCCCTCATCCCGCACTACCTCATGGCGTGCTACGCCTACTATGTGCAGGACAATCCGCTCATCTCTGACAGGCTCTTCGATGTCATCACCAAGCGGCTTATCGCTGAGTATGACACGCTGGAGCATATCCACAAGGAACACATCACCATGGATGACCTCGTGGCAGGCACCGGGTTTGCCATCGTGTATCCCAAGATGACGGTCGGCGGGGCCCAGCATATGGCGTGGCTCTTCGAGCGCGGGGAGCTGAAGCACCATGCGACCAAGTGACCCCCTCTCCTCGCTCCGCTACTGGACGGTCATTCGCAAGGAGACCAACGAGCCAATCTTCCCGGACCCCGTATCGACCAAGCACATGGCTACCCTCCTCGCGAGGGGCCGCTTGCGTATGACCATGGGGCGGGAGGAGCCGGGGAAGGAGCGGACCTTCATCATGCGTACCGATGCACAGGTGGATGCCCTCATCGCTAGGGACTACCAGTACCGCCAATACAAACTTGTGGAGACCCGCTCGTGAGCGACAGGGACGTAATATTAGACCTCATCAAGGCGTGGGAAAGCACCAAGTCTGGGGAAACCACCCGCACCGAAATCCAGCGCTGGCTGTCAGACATCATGGCCCCCGCGATCAACCGCGCTCGTGATCACCTCGGTGTCAGACCGGGCCTATCCAGATGAGCGAAGAAGACAAGGACCGTCTGGTTAGCAAGAAGAATGTCTGCCCCGAGTGTGGCAAGGACAACGCTGCGCTATACGCGGACGGCCACTACCATTGTTTCACAGCCGGGTGCGAGTACCACACTGGGCCCACCGAGGCTGAGGGCCTAGCGCCCATGCCAAAGCCGAAGCACCAAGCCGAGCGTGAAGGCCGCGAGAGCAAGCTGCTCACCCCTGATGCCCGCTCATGGCCAGCCAATGGCCTCCAGAAGCGCCGCATCGAGCTTCGCACCATGAAGCAATATGGGGTCTTCGTGGCTGGCTTCAACGGGATGACCGTGCAGGTGTACCCCTACTATGACCAGCAGGGCAACCTCGCCAACCAGAAGCTTCGCACCCCGGACAAGGACTTCCCGACTCTCAAGGAGGACGGAGCCGAGGGCATGGGCAAGTGCAAGCTGTTCGGCCAGCAGGCCTACGGCGACAAGTTTGACAGGCAGGTGATTGTCTGTGAGGGCGAGCTTGATGCTCTGTCCGTTGCGCAGATCATGGACTTCCGGGTGGCCGTCGTCTCCATCAACTCCGGGGCGGGCAACGCAGCGGCGAACCTCAAGGCTAACTACCTGTGGCTTGACCGCTTCGAAGACATCGTCCTCTGGATGGACAACGATGAGGCCGGGGCGCTGGCCAACGAGGAATGCGCCAAGCTCTTCAAGGTGGGCAAGGTCCGTATCGCTCGTGCCTCCGGGGAGAAGGAGGGCAAGCCATGCAAAGACGCATCGGACATGCTTCAGGCTGGGCTCGATGGTGACATCAAGGGCGTGGTCTACGCGGCAGCCAAGTGGCGTCCTCGGGGTATCGTCAATGCCGCTGAGAACAAGAGCGACGTGCATGCCCCCAAGGAGAAGCAGGTAGGCATCAACTACCCGCCCATGATGGAGCACCTTCAGGAGATGACTGGGGGCATGTTCCCCGGCGAGGTCATCTACCACGTGGCTGGTACCGGGATTGGCAAGTCGACTGCCCTCCGCGAGATCGAGTATGCGACCGTCCAGCAGGGCCAGAAGATCGCCGTGCTCAGCTTCGAGGATACCATCAAGGATGCCAAGTTCGGGCTCATGTCGATAGCGGCAGGGGAACGCCTCCAGCTCCGTGATGTGCCGGACCCCGAAGACGCCAAGGCGATGCAGGCCTATGACGACTACATGGACAAGGTGCATGACATCGTGTTCGGTCCCGGTCTTGTAGAGCTGTTCGATCCTGAGACGGCAGAGTGGTCCATGGAGGCCATCCTCGGCTACATCAGGTATTGCGCCAAGGCCCTCGACTGTAAGCTCATCGTGCTGGACCCCATCTCCTTCGTGGCAGCGGGCATCGACCTGACAGCAGACGAGCGGCGCATGCTGGACTTCTGCGCAAAGGAGTTCGCCAAGCTGGCCAAGGAGCTGAGCATCACGCTCATCATCTCGCACCACCTGAAGCGGACGAACGGCATCCCCCACGAGGAGGGCGCAGCGACGAGCCTCAACGAGATGCGTAGCTCTGGGGGTCTAGCCAACTTCGCCACCTGTGTCATCGGGTGGGAGCGCAACAACCAAGCCGAAGCGGACGCATGGCGGGTGACCCAATGCCGGATCATCAAGCCTGTTCGCCGCACGGGACGCTCAGGGCTTGCCGATGTGCTCTACTATCAGGAGACCGGCAGGCTCATCCAGTCGCCCATCCCATTCCCCGAGCCGGGGAAACCATCAGGGGACCATGAGGGGCGCAAATCCTTCGGCCCCGTATCGCAAGACTACTAGCTGGCCCATACCAGCACTAGCATACAAGGGGACAACATAGTGTTCAAAGACGAGGAAGAACTCCTCAGGGAGACCGAGGCGGACCTCAGGGCCCGCATCATGACCAGCCAGTTCTTGGCACGGGTCCTCCTACAGGGCTACGCAGCCCTCAAGTCCTACGGGGTGGACTTCATGTCGCTCCGGGAGTGGAAGGAGAACGCCATCCTCGACAACGCATGGAGGCTCAAGCCTCAGGCCGCTCAGGAGCGCATCTTCCAATACCTCGCTCGGGTGGAGCACGCCATCAAGGCGGCAGTCAACCGCAAGACCAACATCAAGAAGGTAGTCGATAACAGCGACACCTTCCCGGAATAACCAGAAGGAGCCCCCACCATGCAGACCGTCCAGTGCAAACGCGAGACCGATGAGCTATCCTATGGCACGACCTACGAGGTCCTTGATGCACGCTCTTGGGGCTTCCGCATCCGGCCCCAGCCAAAGGCCCCACCTGCGTGGTATGACCGCGAGCTGTTCTCCGCTCCGCGCATCATCCCGGACCTGCACCTAGTTGACTGAGCCTCATGGTCGCCGCTTAGGTGGTGACATAGAGAGTAACGGTCTGCTACGCGCCAAGGGCGGCATCTCGCCCATGACCATGACGCACTGCATTGGGTATCAGGACATTGACGATGGCGAGGAGTTTTACTTCGGCCCAGCGGTCCCCTATGACCACCCTGTCTGGGACATGTACCCAGATGACCAAGCGACA